CGATATTTGTTCCACTATCCCCACCCCTAACAGGTAAGAAGAAATCTTCTGTAAGGTTTTGTATGTTATATCGTAGGTTGTAATCGCCTGTTTTTTCATCGATAACAGGAGCCTTCTTCATTTTGTTAATTGCCTGTTGCATAAAGTTATCAACTTCCGCTGGTGGTATGTTTCCAATGTCTAATTTAAACACTCTCTTTTCAGGTGCCCTCATTATCCTATGGATTAACATAGCATCTTCCATAAGAGTTAACTGTTTCCATACTTTTCTACCAGCTTCCAACATAGACCTACCATAAGGAACATAATTAGCATCAGATAACAATCTAAAATGAGCTACTTGATAGTTTTCTAATATGATGTGTTCTGTTTTTTGTGCAGTATGTCTGTGCGATTGAGCACCGCTATTAGGTGTAATCTGAAATTGAACTAATTGTGGATTTGTTAAATCGTGTCCTTCCAAACGAGCCACATCATAAGCAGATAAAGGAACAACATTTGTTATACCGTACTTATCATTGACTTCCAACTTTAAAAAATGATCCCCATACTTAGTCATATTACGAACCCACGGCCATAGATTGAATTCTATATTCAATATATCATAAAATAGATTGTGTAATATATCGTGAATTTGATTATTATCTGTTTTTACAGCCAATACATTTCCATATTCATTTTTCATTGTAGATTCATCTGAATAAATATCTAATGCAGAAGCAACTATTGAATCTGAATCCATTGATTCATAGTCTCTGAATAATCCTAATCTTAATTGTTGTGAATACAATTGATCGTTATATCCTAATTGTTGCATATTAGAATACAGCTTTTGATATCTATCCACTAAATTATTTTTAGCTTTGGATTGTAGTTGACCTGTATCCATTATTTTTAATTTTCTACCACCTACATTACGAACTATTGTATTCGTAGAAAATAATCGTTTTAGTCTTGAAAATAAGTCTTTATCAGCCATAATTTTACCTCTTAGTTAAGTAGCCATTCTAAGTTTTCTTTCTCACCATTGACATCCATTTCCCAACTATTGTTTTCATTAGTCGGTGTTTGTGGAAGCATTTGTGATGCAATATTACCCAATGTTTTCTTTTGTAAATCAATACCCTCTTGCCTTAATCTAAGAGCAGTATCTCTTACCCATAAACATATAGCAAAACTCATCACTAAGTCATCATTGTAACCCTGCATAGCTTCGGCTTTATTGTTATTATATATAAATACAAAAAGTTCATCAATTAATCGATTTGAACGAACAATTACCGACTTTTCCCTAAAATATTCCTCTAATTTAGCGATTACCAATGGTCGGGTTTTCATTGTCATAGAAAAACCAGGCACCATATTTCGGTCTTGAACTCTGTATCTATTTGTTAGTTGATTTTCAACATCAACATATTGTAAGTCTTTACTGGTATAAAATAGCCTATCATATCCTCTGTCAATTACCTGTTGAATAGCAGCCCATCCGATATTGTTATTCTCAACAACCAATAGGGCATTGTTGTATTCTGTAGCAGTATTGACTAATAAGTTACCAAAATCTTTTGTGCTAATCTTACCTTTGTATTCAGCAACCTGTTCCATACTTTCGATATCCATAATATGAAATGCAGAGTAGTCAGCACTATCTCCTCTACCGACATCAGCAGAAAGAACGTATTCCTTTGTATAGTTTGGCGGTTGCCATACCCAAAAGTTACTATCGATACCACGCTTCTCCAAAGGATCTTGTGCATGTGTTTCTCTATATTCCTCTAATATAACACCATCAACAACTGTTTGACCAGAAGTGATGAAATCACAATCACATTCTTGAGCAGCTAATGAAGGGCCTAACAACTTATCCTGCTCTTTTCTCCATTCTTCATTTCTTTCGGGATGTAAGTTCCAATGTAATCGTATCCAATTCCAATCATTTGTTCCATCTTCTGCACCTACCCAAGTTTTGTGAAACCAATTACCCACACCATTTGGAGTGGAAAGTGCAATACATTGCCCACCAGTAGATAATGTCTGTGAAGCAGCAGCCCATATTGGTTCAATCTTATCAATAAAAGCAGCCTCATCCAATATCAGCAGAGATAAAGCTTCTGACCTACCACTATCTTCTCCGCTTGATACAGCTTTTATCTGAGAACCATTATTGTATCTCAGAGATAGTTTATTATCCTCTGTACATTTCTGTTTTAACCAACTCGGTAGATTTGCGTGCATCACTCTTACTTTAGTTACTAAATTTTTAGCAGTATCTTGTTTGGTAGCAATTACCAATATGTTCTTATCACTATGAAATGTCATCATCCACAAAGAGTAACCAGCAGTTAATGTTGATAATCCTAACTGACGAGCCTTTAGTATGATATTAAATCTATGATCTTCAAAAGTTTGTAATGATTTCTCCTGATACTCATAAAGATGAAAAGGAACTTTACCCTTCATAGGATGCTGAACCATACAATACTTTTTCATAAAGTATGCAGGATCTTTAGCACACATAAGGTACTGTTTTTTTATCACATCTTTTAATGGAGCAGGTTTCATTATATCTTTCCTAAAATAAATCCAATACCTAACCAAAGATATGTATTTTCATACCACTTTGGTTGAAGTGTTTCTATAAGTTCTTCATTTACTTTTTCACGTGATTTCAATAATTCAATTTGTTTACTTTTAGCAGCTGATAAAACAGAATCTACTTTGGCATATTCTTCTAATTCTGATATTACTTTTTCACTATCAGCAATAGTAACTTTTTGAGATTCTATTAGAGAATCTGCTTTTGCTAATTTACCTTCCCATTGTGCATCACGAGCTTTTATCATCTCTAAAGCTTCAGCTTCTGTAAATGTTGTTTGTGCTAACAAAGGTGTTAGCAGTAAAATCCAAATATACTTCATCTTACTTACTCTTTGCAAACTTTCGTAAAAAATCTTCTGCGGATTCAACTTCGTCATTTTCATAAACTTCCTCCATCTTCTTAGTTTTCTTTTTAGAAATGGTAAGTTTTCTCTTCATATTACCTATTTCTCTTTTAGATGCTTTTTTAGCTTTTTCTAATTCTTTTATTTGTTTTTCAACTTTCTTTTCTTCTTTTTTATTTTCATCAATAACTTTTTTAAGTTTTTGAACTTCTTTGCTCTTTACCTGTTTAGCAGCAAATAATCCACCGATGATTCCAAAAAATGCTAATATAACTTTCCAAACTTTCATTCCTCATTCTCCAACTTTTTAAGGGTTTCTGTAAATTTTTCTAATGCTTCATCTGCCATTAGTTGTATTTGAGTAGTGTCTACATCCCATTGTTCTTTCTCTAGCTCAGGTGTGTTTACTCCAACATTATTGTACCACTCAGGTGCTTTCATATCTCTCCACTCTTCAATTGCCTGTATCTGTTCTTTTATAAAAGATATTTTATTAGCTCTAATTTTTTTCTTTTCCCAATCTTCATACTTTCCTTCGATACGAAGTTTATTTTCAAATTTTGACTGGCAATCAAAGCAATGGTTATAGATATTCCACATTTTACTATCTAATCTTTTCTTCATCACTTTCTTACACTTAGGACAAAACAATGGCATTCTAGCTTCTTGCATAAGCTCTGTCATCTTACTGACTTTATCACCTGTTACTTCTTTCTTTCCTTCGTAACCAACCATTATTCTTTTTTCAGGTGTTTTACCTGATAGTAAGTCACCCAATACTTTGTTTTGTCTTTCTGTTTCTTTACTGTATCCCATAGATTACCTCGTAAACCTTAACATTCCTAATATCTGATTGACAGGTGCAAATGCGCCTGTATACTTATAAACCTTACCCTTAAACATAAATGTAACTCCTTCGCTTGGAATTATCGATTTCAAACCACCTAAAGCATTTAGTCTATCTAATTGAGTTTTTAACATTTGTAATTGAGAAGGATCTTTAGCTTTTCTAACTTTTTCTACAGCCTTACCTAAATCATTCTTTATCTTTTGAACTGCTTTATCTGGATTAGCTGCTATAAAGTCTCTTATATTTCTTAGGACTTCAGCACCTAATTCAAAGAATAAAACTTCCCAATCTCTGATGTGTTGTTTCTGTAGTTTCTGTAAATCTTTTTTATCTGTAGATAGTATCCAATCTAAAAATTTAGGATACTCTTTCAAATCCTTTTTAATCTGAGGTATTTTGTAACTCTTATCTAAAAATGCCCATCTCTTTACTAAACTCATCAGAATTTTATTATCAGGATTTGGATAATCAGTTTGTTTAGCACCATTGTAAATATACTCTAACCAATATGCTTGATGGTAATCAGCCAATGTATCCTTATCAGATAGTTTGAATTGATTTTGTAATCTACTTAATTTACCTAAAAAGTAACTTTGTCTTTCATCAAAGTTTCTAACCTTTGGCAATTTAGCTACGAAAGGTTGAGTTATACTGTATGTTTTTTGTATATTCTGATTTATCTGTTTTATCATACCAGCTAACATTCTTGCACTTTCTCTATCCGATCCAATAGGTGTGCCATTGGCATCGTATTCGATAGTTCCGTGAAACTGTAGTATAGATTTATCATAAGGTATGACATTAGCTGTTTTAGGATAGATAACCTCTAACGACATAAATTTCTTACCTTCAGCAAAAACCTTATCTTTTTGTTTTTTAGTTAAACCACTAATTGCAATTTGTAAATCTATCATAGCAGATGTAAATGCTTTTTCTATATCTCCTCTTCCTGCAAACATATTAGCAATTCCTTTGACATCCAAAGAGTTAGCACCAAAGTTTTTAATATGTCCTTTGTTACGAGCAGCGATAAGTTTATCATTCTTCCAACTTATCATTATATTCTGTCCATCTGTTTTTTCCGTAACCGCTCCTTCACTACTAAGATTACCTTGTAATGTATTAATAATTAGTGTTTTAAAATCCCCAAATGTTAAATTTTTATCATCAAAGGGATGATTTAGGTGACCGTAAGCTCCACCCATAAGTAATAACTCCTTTTCTTTACTTCTTTGTTTTAATTGACTTTTAGGATTAATCTGCTCTTTTAGATTTACATCATAGGAATCTCCACTAGCACCAGCTGCAAACAACGTTCCAATTACATTATCAATAGCAGCATCAGTTCCCATCCAATTCACTATTTCCCAACCCAAAGGTTTTACAACATCTGTCATCCACTTTCTATACTTATTAACAGCCGTAGTTGAACCTTTGGATTGTCCGTGATCTAAATAACTCAAAGCTACAGATGTATAGTGTTTTTGTCCTGCCTTTCTTCTTTTATGTACATCATCTGCTTTAGCTACATTATCCTCTGGCTTTATCATATCTTCATCCATCATGTAATCTATAACTTTCCAACCTGCATTGGAATACAGAGAATCCAACCATTCTTTAGATACCTTTTTGTAAGCTTCTAATGATTGATAATAGGTTGAAGGACCATCATCTAAATTTCCAGCAGGTGTGGCAGTAGCTTCCAATAAAAACTCTTCTATTAGATCATCTGATAAAGTGTATGTCTCAAATAACTTTTTAAATTTATCTGTCATCATAGTATACATACTTTTATCAAAATATCCAAATAGTTTTTTAAATAATTTTTTTCTTTCCTTATCATCTATATCAGGATTACCCAACATAGTTCTAGCCTTAGTTCCACTAATATTGCCTGCCTGTGGGGCTGTTAAGATATATCCATGCTTTTCAAAACCTTCCATATTATTTGTATATGGTTTGAAATACTTACCACCTAATCTACCCGCATCTTTCTCACCAACCACATAAACAACTGCTGTAGTTTCAGGATCATATTTCTTCAGTATATTCTTTGCTACATATGGTGATTTCTCCATCACTATGTTGCTTTTAGCAACACCCATTTTCATTATGTGACTTTGCTTTTCTTTAAAGTTCATAGGATGTCGAGGTGGTTGCTGTATATTAGAAGTGGTGATGAAAGCCTCATCAACCCTTTTACTCAACCATTTATATGTAGCTAAATGTCCTGAATGAAATGGTTGAAACCTACCACCATAAATACCTATAACCTTCGTAATGCGTGAATTTTCCACGATAGAATATACGAAATTTTCCATATATGAGTCAAGACTTTCTTTAACTTTTTTTCCAGTATCAGTTTTTGTAAATGGGCCTCTTCTCAATGTTGAAAATTTTACAGGTGTTTCCATACCAAATAAATTCTTAGGTGCTATAATTCTTAAATTAACCATCTTTCTACTATTATCAACACCCAAAGTTTCAAATTCTATTTCTTTATATTTCTTACCTTTTAAAGTAAGATTATGACCTGTAATAAATTTTGATACCTTTCCACCGCTTACAGCATTTGCTTCATTTACTTTTTTATATCCACTGCCATAAGGAACAGATGTGTTTCCTTTCTTCTTCATCTTCTTTACTGTCTTACGGCTTGGAGATGGTAACATACCAGCAGGTGCTCCAAACTCTTCAAAAACACTACCTACTTCACCGCCACCAGCTATTAGTTGATATTTTCCTTTTGGATCTTGCTTTCTAACCTTTTTTAATTGTCTGCGAACATCACGCTTTGAACCTCTGAATTGAATTACTTTCTTACCCTTTATAACTTTGTAATATCCATAATGTGTAGATGGTTTTATAACCTCATTCTTTTCTTTGGTTTTCTTCTTCATCTTATTGATATAAGCTCTATAGACAGCAGCTTGTGAAGCCTTACCCATTTCCCTAGCTCTCTGTTCCATAGCGACAGCGGCTTGTATCTTATGTGCGTGAGACTTACCACTACTTCTAATCTTACTAACGGATGCTTTAGCATCTTTTACTGTGGCAAACTTCAATCCTTTGATAGTACCCTTTGGATTCTCATCTGTATACAAATCTGAATGTGATTTAGAACCTCTGTGCTGTCCTTTCTTACGAGGTACTCTCGGTGCTTCATTTACTTTCTTTACTATTCTGAACTTTAATGCAGGTCTACCATTGATGAGTAAATCGCCATTATCATTGAAATCAATGGTTTTCACCACCACCTTTTTATTCTTAAATCTACCCATAAGAATAGTATCACCGACTTCTACAGGTATTTTAATATCCTCTGTTAGAAAAGGCTCTGTAAGGTATTTAGTAAGTTTTTTCATATAATCCTAAATGTATTTATTCAATAATAAATATAAGATTTGTGAATTATCCACAATGATAAGTACAAGCAATTAACTTAACAGATCCTGAAACATTACTCCAATCTACATTTTCTGTAGCTTTTGCAACTGTATAGTTATGTAATAAATCATCATTTTGTTTACATGCATATCCACCTGAACCAGAAGCAGTTGTTAGGTAATCTCCAATCTCTATATTTCCATTTTGATTAGAAACTAATATCACACCGTCACCAACTGACGCTATATTATGTTTATATCTCCAATCTATTTCTAATTCACCAATAGTTCCATCATGTCGTTGTCCAATTTTACCCCATGGTAATGCACAGGTGTAGACACCGAAAACTTTTTTGTCTTGATGAACGGATGATGAAACTGTCCAATGCATAGGTTGATTAGATTGTTTTTCATCAAAGCTAGAGCTTACCATAGATACTACTGTACCATTTGGGTATACACTGCCAGATACACTACCGCTTGGAGATGTGTAAATATCTGTAGTATTAGACTCTGTTTTCAGTATGTAAGATTCGTGAACACCTGTAAATGCAGCGTAAGTTACAGTTCCGTTGGTATTATTTATAGCACCTGTAGTACCACCATTACCATCGGAAAATTTTATCAATCCTGTTGTGCCAGAAGCATCGTCTGCTCCAACTTGAATTTCTATACCAAAACGATCTGCATTGTTACCATCATTGAAAAATCTAGCCATATAACCTTCGTAATTAGCATGTACTGCTAATACACCTTCAGCACCATCACCGCCTGGATTACAACCTATACCCAATACACCTCTTTGTGCATCTACTCGTATCATATTTTCGCCATTTTTAGGTCCGGCTGTAGGATTAGCTTCAGCCGATACACGAAAGTCGTGATTATTTCTCTGTGGATTAAACTGAGCTTCCCCATTGAAAATTACACTACTCTGTCTAATTAATGCACCATGATCAGAATCCGCAGGAGCATTATCCATTGCACCAATTCCCATATATTCTTGTACAGTTCCACCTATACTAGTACCACGAACAGGACCAATATGATATATGTTGTTATTAGCATACTGCATACCTATACTACAACTTGCATAAGTAGAGCCTGCAGGTATGTATAATTGACTTGTATCGTGCATAGCAGTATCGTTAGCAGATATAAATAAAGTTCCTTTTCCTGTACCGTTAGTACCGTCACCATTCCAACCACCAATCATTCCAAAAGGAGCCGGAGCTTTAAGTGGATCTCCTTCCATATATGTTGCTTTAAGATTAAACTGTGCTGTAGGTGCTGGGCTACTCAATCCTATGTTTGCTATAGATGATATGGATTGAATTTTGTAATCTAAATTAGATCTTGCAAATTCTATTCTTGTTCCAGCATCTATCTCTAAACAATCTCTGTAAGTTCCACCACCATCTACCTGTCTGGTTGTGGAAAATCCAAAGAAGTAGGGATCATCATTATCACAAGCAAAAAAGTATCCACCAGATAAAATAGTTACAGCAGCTGTATTAGATGCTGGAACGTTATTACGAACAAAGAACATATCTCCGCCCTTAGTCTCAATTATTATTCTATGACCTGCACCTAATCCACTAGAAGGTGGTGCAGTTCCTGGTATATTCTGAGATGGTGGTACTATACCTATGATTGGATATACTTGCGTAGTAGCTACTAAGTTATCTAAAGTAACCATCATTCCTCTATCACCACCCAAACTTCCGTCTAAAAAGAGAATCCAACCTGTTTGACTACTACCATTATTAGTAAAAGTTTGAGTAGCTAAATATTGACTTGCGTTTGAACTATTTATAACAACATTACGAAATGCAAAATAATCTGCAACTGCAACATCCTCAACCTTCGTAACTCCTCTGAAATTAGCAGAACTGGCAGTTAACTGACCTGATGCTTTTAAATGAAATTGAGATGAACTAATCTCTATGTTTGAATTACTACCGCTTACGAAAGCAGTTGTATCACTTCCTAAAAAGAAATTTTTTGTATTTAATTTTAGATCACTATTGGAATTATCAAAGTCAATAGAAGGAACAGAAAATGTAGTTGTCACACCGCTCGGACTTGTGTTGTATAAAGTGGATACTTCTGTAGCAGATAAAGCATCACTATAAATTCTAAGATCATCTATGTAACCATTATATTGAGTCAGTCCTGCGTTCCTACTGACAATTGTAGATGCATCTGTTGCATAAAAAAGTTGAGTGTGATTGTTACCTATTTGAGTTTCAGTATTATTGAAATTACTGAGACTAAAACCTTCTCCATAAAAACCCACACTAGATCCGTTTATGTAGAGATTGATTTCGTCACCATCTACAGCAGAAACTGCAGCAATGTGTGTCCAAGTATTATTATTTATAGTGCCTGATGAAACACCAAAGTAATCACCTGAGCTACCATTAGTGTAACCACAGAAATATATTTTACGACTCTTAACAAATGTAACAAAACCACGCGTTGCATCAGCTTGAGCAACTAACAATTGTTCGGTGCTGGTGTTTGTATTATCTATCCTAGCCCAAAATGAAATACTAAAACCTTCAGGACTTGATGCAGTTCCTGTATTTAATGCAAAGAACTTTACTACAGCAGTATTTTGGTATCCGCTATCAATATTTGCAGCTGTTGTTCCAATTTTTCCAGTCAATGCGAGTATAGAAGCACCTGCACCAGTTACGCTTTTAGTCAAACCAGTAGCATTAGAACCTTGATTTGGAACAGGACTACTGATTGTACTACTGTTGTAATCAAATGGAAAATAACTATACAAATTACCTGTTCCTATTGAAGCATTTACTATATCATTATAAGATGTTACAGAACTTGAAGTTTCAGTTCTACCAACCTTTAAATCACCATTAGGAGATAAATGAAAGCGGGATGAACTTATTTCTATATTTGAGTTACTACCACTTACAAAGTTTTGATTTAAATCACCGAGTAAAAATGTAGGAGCTTCCAACTTAATATTTGAACCTGATAGGAAAGCAACCTCACTCATTAATCCGAAACCATCAAAATTTGCAGGTACATTACGAGTTCCAGCTACACCTTTTAAATCTCCTAAACGAGCTTTTAACTGAACATCATACACTCCACTACCTGTTCTTTCAATAATGTCAATGTATGGAGTTGCTTGATTATTTGGATTTGCATTTAATCTTATATAGCCAGTTCCTATCTTACCTGATGATACCAATACCTGACCAGGCTCATAATCTTGAGCTGTTCCTATAGGATCTCCAATTGAAGAACTATTTTCACTAGCCGCGGCTGATATACTTCTTGTTACATAGATTCTACCATACACCTCATCTTTACTTAAATCTCCATCTAATGAAGAACTATCCACTCTAATATATTCAGTATTAAATCCTGTATTTGTTACTTTTTTTGCAACCAATATTTCACCATTCTCAAAACCAGATGCATTAACTACACTCATTGTAGTAGCAGATGCTAGTATAGCAGAACCAGTTAGTGCTGTTGAATTAGCAACAAACAATTGTCCACCAACTGCATTTACACTTTCTTTTTCAAAAGTAGTTGTCGCAAGAGTTCCTCTTACTCTAATGTTTTCAAACTCAGCAAACCCATTTTCTTCTGCAGTTATTATAAATCCTGCAACATCACTTTGATAATTAGAAGATTTAATTGAACCATCTTTACTTAAAATTAAGTTTCCACCTTGTAATGTATTTTCACTTATAGTCCATCCAGCAACATCGCCGCCTGTAAAAGTTACTTGAGAACCGCTTAAATCTCCTTCAGCGGTTACCTGAAAGTTGGAACTTGATATAAAGAAATCATTACCTGTAGCACTAGCACTTATAAAAAAACTATCTGTAGAAAAAGCATCATTTGATAAACTAAAAGCAGCAATCTTACCGCCAGTAAATAATACATCAGAACCTGTTATCTGTCCTGAAGCTGACATTACAAGACTGTTGCTATCGCTGTGTATAGCTATCGGGTTTACAGTAAAACCTGCAATAGAAGCTGAGACAAATTTAGCTAAACCATCAGCCGTTATACTTGAACTAGCATTTGTGATATTTGATGGATTGCCATTTATAAGTGCTGGAGTAAAAAGTGAATCTACAGAAAGATTACCTTGTACAGTAAGTTGTCCGTTATCAAATTGTAAAAATTGTGAGTTAGCTTTGTCTCCTAATAGAATAGCGCTTGCAGTTACATTTCCTTCGGGTGTTATATGTAGTCCAGATGAACTAATTTCTATATTTTCATTTGAACCACTTATAAATTGAGTTGTTGTTTTCCCTACAAAAAAAGAATCTGCTTGTACATCAAATACCGATGGATCGGTTCTAAATTTTAAAGAACCACTTTTTCCTACTAATTCTAAACCAACACCTTTGTAATCATCACCGCTATCTGGTAATACAGATCCGCTAAATATCATAAAGCCGTGAGATCCGCTAACAGGATCAGATGAAGCACTTGTAAAACCCATATATCCTACAGACCTCATAAAGCCTGAACCTGCAGCACCTGATGTTCCTGTTTCAGGTAATGTTGA